CGATGAGCCGCTTGACGAGCGAGCGGGTTCCCTCGTCCTTGAATTTCTTGACGAGAACCGACTCCAGAAGCGTGTCGCGCACGGTCTTGCCCGCGTCACGAATCGACTCCAGCGCCTTGGAGAGCACGGTCACATCGTCTGTGTCGTCTTTCAGTCCCAGCATCCTGCGAAATTCCGGGATCAGATCGAGCGACGGCTTGACAGTCGATGCGTCCGTCTCCATCTCGGAAACCTTCGTTTCGAGAGGAGTCTTCACGGCCGTCTCGATGGTGACAACGAGATTCGGATTGTGCGCCCGAAGCTCGTTTTCACTGAGAGCGGCAATTTCCTCTGGCTTCAAGTCGTTTCCTCCTTCCATTTCACTCGTGAGCGAACCGACAAGGCGAGCGTTCATCCCGGCAGAGCGCGGGCGGGCCAGATCGATGGACTCGATGATGAACTGCTTGATTTTCACACCCTGCTCGAAACGCTCCTGGGAAACCTTCCCTCTCCAGGAAACGTTTTTCACAAGCCCACGGCCAAGGTAATCCCTGCCCTTGGTTCCAGGAAGGACGTACGCCTTGACCGCGAGCTTTGCCTTGTCACCGACCTGGGAGAGCTTCGCACCAAGCCACTGAAGCTGAATTTCAGGGAAGACGTACGGATCGTCTTCTTCCTTGATGTGCCCCATGTAGCCGACAATCGGCTCTCCGCTCGCTGCCGAATTCATCTCGGCGGCTACATCCGTGAAAAGCTCTGGCCCCCAGAAGCGCTTGCTCTTGCTCCAGCCGGACTCGATCACGAATGTTGCGAAACGTGGATCATCGTCGCCCTCGGTGACACGGGCGAGGATTTCAGGTGAAATCCGGACGACGGCATTCGGATCGGTCGTCATCTCGACGAACGTCTCGAATACCTCGGTAATTAGATCGTCGTCCATGACCTACGTGAACTGCTTGCGCTTGAGCGTCTTGCCGCCGGTCTGCATCTGATTGCTGTACGGAATTACCTTCTGATGCCCGGAGGTAGCCCCCTTCGGCGGCTGCGGGGTTCCATCGAGCTTCGTGACCGCGCCCGGAGCCTTCGACGGGTCGTAGCGCGGATTGGCGTTGTTCGTGAATTGATCCATAACGGGTGAAAACAACGCCGGGGCAGGAGTCGCCGGGTTCTGCGGATCCGTCACGACATGCTTCCGCTGCACAGACGCCTTGGATTTCACGGTCTTCCGAGTCAACTGTGACTCATCGTGAAAACTCCCCGCCTTCTGGTTCGCCGTCGCACCCTTCGGCGTCGTCTTGCTCTGCGGGTTGAACGCTCTCTTGATTTGAACCATCAATTACCTCCTCTCTACTTGCGCTTGCGAGTCAAAATCCGATAGACGGATTTCTTCTGGAGAATCTTGCCGGACGGCCGGTTACGGTTGTCCGGGAACATCACGATTCTCGCCATGAATTTCCTCCTAACCGCGCAGGAGCCGTAGCCCGCGCATTGACGGAATTGCAAATGTGAGAATCGTGCGGCCTGGCGGCGTCAGTCCTGTCGGCGTAGACGAGATCAACTTGTGCCGTCTCACCAGCGGCGTGATGTTCGTGAATTTCCTGAGTGCCATCACTTCCCTTTCTTCCTGGTTCCCTTGGCCGTCTTTGTGGATTTCTTCTTGCGACCCCCACTCTTGGAAAACGGAGCAGCCTTCTTGCCCTTGAAATTCGAGAGAGGCATCACTTCCTCCTTCTGGCTCTTGCCCGCCTTCTTCTGCCCGCTGCGGCCAGCTTTGCCATTTTCCGTTTTCCGTATTTCTTTCTGCCAGCCGCTGCCGCGATAGCCCGACCTTTCCTGCCACCGCCTGCTGCCTTCGCAACGGCACGAAATCTCGCGCCAGATCCGAGCTTCGGTTTTCTTGCTCGCTTCCGTGCCATTTCACTTTCTCCTACGCCTCTTGGCCCTAGCTGCGGTCATTTTCATCGGGTTCTTTGCTCCACTGCGCTTCTTGAGCTTCGGCTTGCGAATTCCCTTGCGCCTTCCAGTTCTAGGTACGTGCGGCCGTGTTCTCATTGTCCTGGCGGCACTGGCTGCAACTGCGGCGAGAGATGTGCTGAAATCGGATGACGTGGATTCGGACTGAGGCTTGGTGAAACCAACGGTTGTGGCAGAGCAGCTTGAGCCTTTGCCGCCTCGTCTGCTGCCTTCTTCTTGTCGGCCTCGATATCCTTCTGCTCCTGCTCGATAGATTTCATCGCCGGGAGGAATTCCTTGAGCATCCGCTTGTACGTCTCCTCTGAAATTTGACCACGATCAACTGCAACCTCCAAGCCCATGACGAGTTGCTGAAATGCCTGAGCGTAGACGACGAGATCGTCCACTCTCACCATCTCCCACGAGAGCTTCGCCCTCGTCGGGATCTGATTGCTCATCACGAGCACCATTTTCAGAAGCTCCTGGATCGGCCTCTGAAAAGCTCTACGCTTACGCTCGATCTTCTTCAGGAACGGAACCGTCTGAGCGTTGCGGTCTGAGTTGGCCGTACCGCTAGAGACGCGCAGGAAGGCCCACTCGGGGGTTTGAGACGCGACACAGATACAGTCGATGAGGAATTCCAGAAGCGTGTTCGTGTCGCCCAGGACGGATTTCGCTTCCAGGAACGCCATCTCGTCCTGTTGCTGAAGGAACAGAATTTCACGACCGCGCCAGGAGATCTCCGCATGCGGCATGATCTCTCCCGTCGTCGGATCGACAGCCTCCGGGAAGTTGTTCTTGATGAACGGGGCAACATCGCCCAATTTCATGACGACCTTGGGTGTCGAATGGTATTTGTGCGCAGTCAGACCCTGCTTGAGCACATCGTTGAACGCCTGCATGAAAGGCAGGACGGCCTCGAAATCGCTCTGACCAGATTGCAGAGCACTGTCCCACTCGTTGTAAACCTCCAGAAGCGGCACGAAGCCCCAGCGGTTCGGAGCTTGCATGCTCGTGAGCCACTTGTTGTCCGTCTGGTCGTAGTACCTGAAACTATTCTGGTCGATGATTTCAAGCACGTCGTGTTCCTCGGTGGTCGGATCTGTTCCGGTCGCCGGATTTCCCTCGTCCTTGACCACGGTGAAAATGTGGCGAATTACAGCCCGCTCGATCACACGCTTGTTCCGCATGTCGCGCTCGATATCAACAAGCTCGGGCGGAACAATTTCAAGTGCGCAATGCTCTGCCTCATCGAGCGTCATGAGCGGATCGAGAATGTCCGGCCGTTGGACACGGACAACTGTCTTGGAATCCCTGATCGAATCCCTGAGCATCTGTTGGATTTCATCGACCCAGAAATTGCTCAGACAATCGTTGAGGAAATCGTTCATCGTCTCGTCTTCGGTCGATGCAACTGGAATTCCGATGAAACCGACCTGGAGATCGATCATTGGCTTCGCGAAGCCCGCGCCCAGATTCAGGTCGCCGTCGTTCCTGTAAAGCTCTCGCGTAAGCTTGTAATTCACTTCCGAAGAAGTCGGCCGCTTGTCCGTCCAGAAACTGAACGTGAACGAACGAGGCAACCACGAGCGCAGAGTATTTCCTAGTCGCGCCGGGAAGATGTAACGGGTTAGATCCGTCACCTGTTCTCCGACTTTTCTGAAAATATTCATCTCACTCACCCAGGAAGTGGTGGAGGCGCTGGCAAGCTTCCCACTGAGCCACTTGCGTTGATAGCGACATTGGCCATGTCTTTTTCAGGATCGCCGCCAAGCGCAGTAAGAATCTTCTGGGCAATTTCAGCCGGTGTATCAGCGATGCCCTCATCGTTTGCCCCAATGGTGATTATTACTTGAACATTCATGTTTTCATCCTTCCGCGTAGAAGGTGACACCGCTCAGAGTTACCCAGTTGGCAGGCCCAAGCGAAACTGTTACCTGTCCCGACGAGTCCACCCGCCACGTCTCGGGGTACGTCCCAGCACCATTGGCAGTGTTGAAAATAATTCCTTTGCCAGCACCAGGCCGACAGTCAACCGGGAGTGTGAAAACACCAGTACCTGCCCCGCCTCCAATTGAAATAAGCCCCTCGCAATAGACGACTCCTGCTCTCTTACAGATCCGTCCCGGCCCCCAGTGGCTCGTGTCGTAATCACCACAACCACCGCCATAGCCAGAGAAATTGTTGATGTTCGCCCACGGCGCATCAAGTAGCTGCCACGGCTGCCATCCACCATTTTGGCATGTCCGTCTCCACCGTCTTGCCGGATATTCTGTAAATGCCCAAACTTCCTGAGTCGGCCAAGACGTGTTATGACAGACGACCCAACCAAGAAGCCAGCCAGGAGCACCCCACGCCGCATTTCCTCCAGGCGCGTTTGCAGCATTTGGAGATGTGTACCAGCCATTCGTGGTGCAGGCGTTCCAGTCGGTGAAATTGGTATTTGCGGTTGGTGCGAGCCGCCCACTCGCAACAGCGGGCACGTCGGCATCTAAAATTGCAGACCAAACAGGTACGCCACCTTGACCTTTGAGCCACTGGCCATTTACGACGGGTGGAATTTGTGGGCCAGCGCCACTGCCGCCATTCCAGATTGGAACCCACTTCGTTGCGACAGGATCGGGAGAAGTCATGACACCCTCACCGGCAAAATCCACAGTGAACGCGCAGAGAAATTGAAAGTATTTGGGACTCCAGCGGCGTTGATTGCGGCCAAGATAAGCTGTTGACCTTGGTTTGCCGTGATGATCGACTCTGAAAAAAGTTGGTAATTCCTTGTATTTGCCATGGTACCATCGGCGAAATCTGCCGAATCACCAACCGGCCCGGTAGTTTGGTTGTAGATCTGGACTGATGAAATAAACGCACCAGGCACACACGAGGCAATGCAGGCGAACCCGGCCTGGTAGCGGCCGGTGCGCGGAAAGAATACAGTCGGCGTACCTGGAAGCCCCTGCCAGCTACTGCCCAGAGCCAGCGGATTACTTCCTCCCGGTTGGCTCAAGATTTTCGCCCCACCGACGAATTCCCATTTGTACGCATCGCCCGTATGACCGGCGTTGTAGCGAAACCGCAACTGGTACGTCGGATTGGAAATTGAGTCCACCAGGATATGCTCCATACCATCGGCCGGACTAGCCGGAAGGCTCGTGCCGTAACTGGGTGAAGTTGTTGGTGGTGCCCAAGGCGTCGGGGAATCCGTTGTCGGCGCAACGCACAGATAGGTGACACCGTTGTAAACCACGATGTCTCCATCTGTATAATTTCCAGCGGCCCAGTCACCACGATATCTGAAATCCGGCATCGGGCCAGGGCCAACAGGAACCCATTTTGTAGCTGCGGGATTGGGAATTGTCGTACTCATGGTGGCCCAAACGCAATCCAGTTGATTCGGACAACCCAGTTCGTAAGCAGGGCACCACCTACGCAGTTGCGAAGCTCCGGAACCCAGTAGGTATCGTAATTTCCACGGGTGCCGATAGTGAACTGGGCAGCATTCGCATCTCCGTTGATTCCAACCACTCCGTAGGCAGGGCCACCAAACGGAACTGGATAGCCAATCGTACAAAGACCGGCACTGTCGCTCTGCATGACATTTGAGCCGTACTGGACTTTCGCATTCGCGCCGTAGGTGTTGACACCGCCTGAAATATCGGCAGGTGTAATTGGTGCCCACACTGCTGCACCGCCGACACCTTTGATCCACTGCCCGTTGACAACGGGTGGAATTTGTATCCAGGAGCCGGATGACCAGGCGGTTGGTGCAATTCCGACGGTGCCATTCACGACGCAGACGTAGGTGATTCCGTCAGGGCCAATTACATAGTCGCCGTCGTTGTACGTCGTCGCGGGATTGTACGCGCCAACGTATTGCATTCCGGCAGAGCCTCCACCGCCTCCACCGCCGCCCGTAGTGTTGTAATACGTGAAGGCGACTCGCACGTCGGCGTTGTTACTCGGAAGCGAACCCGTGAAGCTGTCGCATTCGACCGGGAAGGTGATCCAGCTTCCATTGTCGATTGGAGCGGCTGTAATTGTGTAGCGACCGAGCTTGCTCGCGTCGTTCTGATCCTGGACGACGATGTTGTCACCGATTCCCGCATTCGTGAAAACGTTCGTCCAATCGACGCCCGAGTACGTCGTCTTGTTCACGTTGATCTGAGTCGCGGAATTCCAGTCGGCCGCATTGAGGCCGAGCCTGCCGGATGTGGCCGCAGTCGTCTGGCTCGTTGTAAATCTCCATGACTGAAGAAGCGTTGTGCTCAGGCCCGAGACATCATCGGCCGTGATCTGATCCCAGGACGGGCCGGATATCGTGGATTTCAGGAATTTCCCTGGATCGGCAGGAGGGATTCCCCGAAGTGCTCCTAAGCCGTTTGTCGTTTCCGTCGTGCTCATTCGGGAATTTCAGCTTCCTTCGGCTCTGAGGCAGTGGTCAGGAGGTTCTCAAGCTGCTCGATCACCTGTGCAGCCTGCTCCTGGACTTCAGGAGACGCCTTGCGCAGTTGCTCGATGATCCCGTCGTCCGTGAAAACCGTGCGGTTCTCGTTGACCTGGAGCCGTTCCGACTTCGTGGCCTTGCCAAGACCCGCCCTGTCGAGAATTTCACCAGCGGCCTGGAGGACGATCTTGTCGTCTTCGGCCGAGCGCATGATGTCAACCAGGGTCTGCACTGCCTCGATCATGTAATCCTGAAGAAGGTCGAGCGCAGCGGCAGGGAGAGCGGCCCTGAGCGTTACCAGTTTTTCGGAGACTGCCGGATCGTTGAGCAATTCCGCGATCTGGCTAAGGCCGACATTGAGGATGCGGGCGATCTGCTGTTTTTCATAGCCAGCGATCCTGAGCACGACAACGATGTCGATGACGTGATCGCGCTCGCCCGGAAGGAATTTCCGAGAGAGCGTGAGGTTCTTCTTGTACCGCCGCCGGATCTTGTCGGCTTCGCGCGATTTCGCTTTCGCCCGGACTTCGGGGCTTCCATTTCCTTTTCTGTAATACTGTGTGGGCATTTTACGCTCCCGAGATGATCGATTTGTTCATCGCAGATGAAAGTGCAGAAGGAATTTGAAGCTGCGGGCTTTGAATTGCAGCTACCGAGGCGAACATCCCCGCGTGATGCCAGTGGTCTGCATTTCTGTTCTTCCTCCAGCGGGCTACAACGTTGCCTCTGAGGTTCTCCTCCTCCACCCTCACCATCTGCGTCAATTGATGGTAGAGGCCGTTGTACGGCTTCCCAGGCATCTCCTCGCCAAGCTCCCTCGCATCCATCGGAAAGACGGTCACACCGTCGATCATGTCGCGGATGAAACCGTCGAGCGCCATCGTCTTGTCGATGGTCACGTAGCCAGGCTCGCCATATTTCAGGATGCTGAAATTTGCGGCTTCGTGGGCTTGAGGACGGTCGTCTGAGAATCCGATCCAGAGTCGTCCGTGGTATTTCTGAGCAAGATCGTAACTCTTGCTTTTTTCAGGGTGCGCATCGATCACTCCTACCCACGATGAGAGAGACATGAGGAATTTGTCGAGATCATCCCACTTGCGGAACGTTTTCAGGTTCCACAGCATTTTCCTTTTGTTCTGGCCGAAGTGCCAGCACCAAACGTGAATGACGGTGCCAACGTCGATCCCGACCGAGACGGAGGAATTGGGAAGCCCGCCGATCTTGTAGCCCGGTGCCCTGATCCTGTCGAGAAGCTCCGGTGTAATTCTGTCGCCCGAGGCCGTGTAGGGCAGGCCCATGTTCTGATTCCAGAAGCTTCGGAACATCCGCTCGTCTCTCTGACCCTTGAAATACCCCTGCATGATCTCTCGCAGAGGCTGGGTCGGAGAGTTGAACTGTGAAATATGGTAGCCACGGATCTTCCCGTCGAGGCGCATCGGAGTCCAGCGGCCGTTCGCATTGAGTCCAGCGCGTTCGTTGTCGGAGATTTCACGATGACAGAACGCGCACTCCAGGACGCATTCGTCGGCGGTGTCACCGAGCTTCAGGTTCGAGTAGTCGAGGGAGGACTCCGTGAAATTCAGAACCTGAAATCTTCCACATCCGGGACAAGGGACTTCCCAACGGTGCTGATCGGAGTATTCCCAGGCGTCATCGCCATAGACCCCGTAGCCATCGACGGTCGGAGTCGAGAGAATGACAATTCTTTTGAACGTCGAGCCGTCCATGCGGTGGCGGGCATCGGGGAGATTTTCCTCCACCATGTGATCGCGCTCGTCCCATACCTCGAAATCGACCGGGACTTCCTGAAGCTCGCGGAGGATGTTCGTCCCTCGGATGTAGAAATTCACTCCGTCTATCGTCTGCTTGTGGAGGCGGTTGTCCACTGAGGCGAATTTCATGGAAAGCTGGGGGTTGCTCTCGATGATGGGGTCGATTCTGGCTTGAACAAACGGGACTGCTCCTGTTTTCAGGGGCAGGAGGTAGAGTCCATTCAACCGGCGCTCTGCGACGTTGTGCAAGCTCTTGGTCAGAAACGTGACCGTGAAGGCCATCTGAGCGGCCTTAGGAATTACAATCTCCGGACTGTAATCCCGGATCACCTGGCGGACGTACTCTCTCCCGTCGAGGCTGAATGGCTTTCCATCAACCTTCAATTCCATACCGACGGCCCACTCGTCCGGCCTGGCCATCGAGCGGAGTGATGAAAATGAGGGTGGCCCTGAAGCCTGGGGTTCGCTGGAACGCTTCCTACGTGAGGAAACCGGCGACATTGGCCCTACGAATAGGGACTGGGCTGGGGGCGAAAATCGAGCAAGCTGAGAA